CCTGCGGACGATCATCCCCGAAATGCCCTGCCCAAGATCAGCGGAATATACAGGGAGGCCGACCGCCGTAGCGCAAGCCAATACGTCTACGGGCGCTTCCTTCATGTAGGGGCGGAAAGCCGCCAGATATTCAGGCGGGATTGCGCTCATATCCCAGCTCCTTCGTTAGGTTCTTTGGGGAAGGGGGATTCACCCCTCTCCCACATCAGAAACTAAGCCCAGCCTGCGATCAATGCCACCCCAAGCGCGACAATCCCCCGCTTCATAAGCCCATAACTACTGAACCCGTCAGCCGTTGGTGCCGTCGCGCTTGCGGCGCTTCAAATCTACCCTCTCCGCGTCCTCGCCAAAGCGCCGGGTCGTTTCAACGACCTTTGCCGCATCATCGCGCAGGCGGCGGATTGCCATTGCATCCTCTGGATGCATCAGCAGTTCATAAGGCGCGAGATGGAGATAAAGGGAAATGGCGTTGACATCATCGCGGCCATATTCCTGCTTGCCTGAGCAAAGCAGGCTGACCGTCGATTTATTATAATCGAGGTCGCGCACCAAGTCGGCCTGCTTCTTCTGAAGCGTCTTCAGCCATTCGGTTAGGTACCAGTCGTGCGTAGGGTTAGCCATGACGAGAGAATAGCCTTTCTTGAACGAAAATTCGTTCAGACAGACTAAACAAAAGGGCTTCCGTCTTTTGTTTAGATAGGCTAAACGTATTTCCCATGAACCTAGAGACATATTTGAGGCGACCCGGCGCGCTGAACCTGACGGCACTCAGCCGTTCAATCGGCATATCCAAGAGCCGCTTGTCGCAACTTCGCGGCAGAACCGATTGGCCGCCCGAACTCGCTCTAAAAGCCGAGCGCGCAACCAACGGCGAGGTCAATGCATCGGAACTGTCTCCGGTCATTGCAGACGCCCGCGCCACCACCCACCGGGAGGCGGCGTCGTGAGGTCGCTGCGCAGCCTTATCCGGCGCTGGCTTGGCGTTCCCACGCGGGCGGAAATTCGCGGAGCGGTGGCTACTCCTGCATTCCGCGAAGCTGTTGCTCAACTTGACGCCAAAAGCCCTCCTCGTGATGGAGGATGCGTTGAACGGTAGGATGCAGTCCGGGGTTCGGTTCAACGAAGCCGATCCGCTCATAAATGCTCTCAAGCGCGGAAAGGCTTTCTTCTGCCAGCCGCTGGCATGTCCCAAGCGGATCAGAGCCAGAATTGCGGATAAAGTTCGCCCAAAGCGCCGTGGTGACGTGTGTGAGCATAAGTATTTGGGCCGAAAGGTCTTGCTGCGTTTCGTCCATCTCTTTTCCTTTCCAGTCGTGTCTGCACAACCGACTGTAGCCGAAGCCGGGGGCGTCACAAGCGCCCTCGGCGGAGGGCTGGCCGCATGACCTGCCGCGCCTGCGCCTCCCCGGCTTACCTCTGCGACTGCAACCAGATTTATGCGCTGGGCATAATCCCCCCGCCCGCGTGTAACGGGGCCGATGCACCTCCCAGCGTCGGCCCCGACCGTTCTCCGAATCGTCATGGCGCGCGCCGTACCACGCGGCCTTTTTTGCGGCCAAATCGATTTACCAAGTATTTCAATACCTTGTATAAAAAGGGGATTGTGAGATGATCTTCGCGGTAATTGTCGCGCTCATTCTCGGAGCGCTCGCCGGTCTGTGCGCCGGTTCGCTGCTCGCTGGTGCAAAGCTCACCGAGCTGGTGGAGGAGAACGCGGAACTGCGCGCTTCTCTGCCGGAGCGCGATGCTCGCGGGCGGTTCGTGAAGGCCCCAGAATGATGGGCCTCACCCCTCGCCAATTTGAGCTGCTGGAGTTCATCCGCTCCACCTGGACGAAATCCGGGCGCGCGCCGCTGATCCACGAGATGATGGACCATCAGGATACGCGGTCGATCAACAGCATTCAGCGACGCCTGAGGGCCTTGGAGGATCGCGGGTTCATCCGGCGCGCGGGACACGGTTGGGAGGTGTGCGAATGATTCGCCTCATCCGCCAATATATCGCCCGGCGTCGTCTCGCACGGCTCAAGAAGCAAACCGAAGCAGTCAATGCATCGTGGAGCATCAACCGCAATCGCCAACTATCGCCAGCCCGTCGCGCACATATCGCGGTTCTGGTGGCCGGTATCAGCAAGAGGAAAGAGATATGAGTGAGAGCATCGCAGCGGACGAACTCCGCTTGATTGTAGAGCGTTACGAGCGTCTCGATGAAGAGAAAAAAGGCATCGCGGACGATCAGAAGGACGTGCTGAGCGAGGCGAAGGCGCGCGGCTACTGCACGAAAACGATCCGGGCAATCGTGAAGCTCCGCAAACAGGAAAGCCATGTCCGGCAGGAATCCGAAACGCTCCTCGCAACCTATGCGCGGGCGCTTGGGATGCAGCTTCATTTCGACATCTGATTTGCCCGGACGGCGGTTGCACGACCGTCGCGAGGATCAACCCAGATCATGAGCGACAACATGCAGACAGAATTTCAGCCTTGGAACGGACGGCGCGCCTTTACCGGCGACAAGCCGATACGCGTGCTTTTTCGCAATGGCCGCGTGTCGAAGGACGCGCTTCCGGCCTCGAAGTGGCGCGGGCGCTGGGGGACACCGTTCCCGCAAGCGTGGGACTTCGACATCGTGGGGGTTAAGCCGGAATGAGCCAGAACCGTTCCACTGCTGTCATGCAACGCCGTGTCGAGGCCCATGATTCCCTTGACGACTTCCCGACACCGCCGTGGGCGACGCGTTCCGCATGTGAATTTCTGTTCGCAAAGGGCATTAGTCTTTCTGGCGCGTCTGTGCGTGAACCATGCGCGAACCGTGGTCATATGGTCCGCCCACTTTCCGAATATTTTGCAGAAGTCGTGCCAAGTGATGTGCATGATTATGGCTGCGGCTTCCCCGTACAGGATTTTCTGTTTGGGTCCGATGACTGGTTTGAGCCAACAGACTGGACGTTTATGAACCCGCCTTTCCGGCTGGCGGCTCAGTTCATCGAGAGGGCTTTGCGCATCAGTCGCGTTGGCGTCGCGGCGATTGTTCGGACAGCCTTCCTTGAGGGCATCGACCGCTACCAGACGCTCTACAGTATCCGCCCGCCGTGGTGTGTAGCCATCCATGTGGAGCGTGTCCCGATGGTAAAAGGTCGCATCGATGGCGAGGCCTCAAGCGCGACAAGTTACAGCTGGATATTCTGGCGAACGGATACAGATGAGCGGTTGCCTATCGACTGGATCGCCCCGTGCCGAAAGCGCCTTGAGCGCCCCTCTGATTACGAGGTGGCGGAATGAAACGCACCTCCAAGCACGGCAACGCGAAGAAAACGGGCTGCCTGCACGGCCACACGCACGACAGCAGGCGCGAGGCCAAGCGGTGTAATGACCTGCATATCCTCCAGCGTGCTGGCGCCATCATCGGCCTGACTAATCAGCCGCGCTATGAATTCCGCATCGGCGGTCGCCCTGTTCGCATGGGTAACGGTCAATGCGCCCGCGTGACGCTCGACTTTGCCTATTTCGAGATGCCGGGCGAAAAAGCGGTCGCGGAGGACGTGAAGGGCCGCAGCCGCGAGGCCGATAGCCGTGATTGGCCATTGAGGCGCGCGCTGTTTCAGGCGCTGTATCCTGATGTCGAACTGAGGGTGGTGCGATGACCCTCTCCGCCGCAGCAATTCGCCTTATGGCCGAAAAAGGCCTGTCCGCGCTCGACATAGCTGAGATTGCGGAAGCGATGGACTGCGCGCCCATGCAGCCGTCAATTGACCATCAGGCTGAGCGGCGCAGGGCTGCGGATCGCGAGAGGAAAAAAGCCGCACGTCTGCGGAATGTCTGCGGACAATCTGCGGAAACGTCTGCGGATAATGCGGAAACCACCCCCTTTCCCTCCCCCTCCCCTTCTTTCCCCCCAGACCCCCCAAATAACCCCACCCCCACCCATACCCCCGGAAATAATCCGCGCGCGCGTAAGGGAACCCGGCTGGATGAAGACTGGAAACCGGAGCCTGTCATCGGGAAAACGGCGGAAATGCTGGATGCGTGGCCACCCGGCGCCATCGATCGGGAACTGGAGAAGTTTCGAAATTACTGGCTGGCGAAGGCAGGCAAAGACGCTTGCAAAACCAGTTGGCAGCGAACGTGGATCAACTGGCTGATTTCAGCGGACGAAAGGATCGCAAAGCATGGAAACGATCGGCAAAGCAGCGCTAACCGTCATCGCGGGCGGGATGGATTCCTCAACGCCTGCTTCGAAGCCGCAGCTGGCCAAGCCGCCTATCCGACTACCGGAGACGGTTGAGGAGGCCAAGGCGCTGCGGATATGGGCTGATACCCAGGACGATCGGCAAACGCCCGCCTCTCCGTTGCAGATCACCAAGCATCTGACCTATCTCGCCACAACCCTGCCGAGCAAAACGCAGGACGACACCAGCGGGAAAATGCGGTTCGCGGTCTATTCGAGCATCCTTGCCGAATATAGCAACGAAGCGCTGGCCTACATGGCCCGTCGCGCCTGCGAAGAGCTCGATTGGTTTCCATCGCCGCGCTGGTGTCTCGAAACCGCGGGCAAATATCGGCCTCCTGTCAGCGAGAAAGAGCAGGCGCTAGCCCTGTGTCATCGGTTCTTTCAGGGGAAGTTCGAGGATTTCATTTTCGCCCTGACGCACGGAACCGCCGATCAGGACATGGTTGATAGCACTCCGCTGCAATGGCGGAAAATCGCGATGGAGCGCGGCTATCTGCGCTGGATACAGGAGCGTGAGCAGTATGTGATCCGTCGGCCTGTACTTGTGGAGACGCCCGCATGAACATCACCCGCATGATCCGCCTCTTCCGCAACCTCCTCCACTCGCCCTGTCCTCAGGTCCGTGAAGCGCGCGCCAAGCGCAAGGCTGCGAAGGCGAGGAAGGGCGAGATGGCTGCGCGTGAGGTTGAGAGGTTGAGGAAATGCAGGGAGATGATGGGGTGAGTGAGATGACGGTGATTGCGCTGCCTTGCGCGGACTTTTCCGCTTGGGTCGAGGAAGGGCGCTCCCTTGCGGAAAAGCGCCGAAATGTCGATTGGGAGATTGGCGACTGGATGCTCTCCGGTCGCGAGCATGGTTTCCTCGATCAGGCAGGCTTCGATTTCCTCGCGGATAATCTCGGCATCGCCCCAAAGCGCCTCAAAGACATCACCAAGGCGGCAATCGCGTTCCCAGTCCATCTCAGGGACGCGGCGCTGACGATCGAGCATCACGCGGCTGTCAGTCCTCTACCCAAGCAGGAGGCTATGGAGCTACTGCACGCGGCCAGAGACAAGCACTGGACGCCTGAACAGACCAGATACGAGGCTATGAAGGCCCATCCCCGCGACACTGACCGGAAGGTTGAGGAAAGCCCGCTGGAGAGCTTCCTGCGCCACTGGAACCGCCTCCCCCGGCCTGTGAGGTTCGAAGCGGCGGAAATGATCGCAGCCAGCCACGGAGAGGAGATTGAGCCGTGATCAAATCGCGACCCTATGAACCGGCGCCTGACGGGTTTGCCTATCGCTTCGTCAAGGACGGATGGCGTGGTGTCGAGCGCTATTACGGCGGGCGCACGGCGCGGAATAAGCGCTGGTTGAAGGAATGTGGTCGCGACCGGCTGATCGCGTTGCGGCAGCGGTATATGAAGGGGGATGTGAGCGCGCTTGAGGAGGTCCGGACGTGAGCGGTCCGATTGCCAACGACAAGCATGAACGCTTTTGTCAGGCTATCCTCCGAGGCGAGACGCTTGTCCAGGCCTATGTGTCGGCGGGGTACAAGCCCAGCGAGAAAAATGCCGCCCGCTTGAGGAAAATTGAGGGGGTCAGCGTCCGTATCGCTGAGTTGCAGGAGAAGGCTGCTGACATAGCAGTTCTAACCGCAGCGGACATCGCCCGCCAGTTAGACGAGGATCGCGCCTTCGCTCGTGAAATGGAGGCTCCGTCCGCCATGGTTGCTGCGACGATGGGCAAGGCGAAGGTGCTGGGGCTCATAGTCGACAAGACCCAAATGACCGGCGCGATGACGCTGGTGGTAAGCAATGAAGATGCGACTGCGTGACGGTCTAACGGCGCGCCAGTTTGAGGCGCGCAGGCTATTGAATGGCCCCGCTCGCAACATCATGCTTCGCGGCGGTTCACGTTCAGGCAAGACGTTCCTGATCGTCAGAAACATCGTCCAGCGGGCCATCAACGCGCCGAACAGCCGCCACGCGATATTCCGCTTCCGCTTCAACCACGCGAAGACCAGCATCTGGGCCGACACCCTGCCCAAGGTGCTAAAGCTGTGCTTCCCGGCCCTGCGCGTCCGCTTCGATAAGACGGATTTCTATGTCGAGCTACCCAACGGCTCGCAAATCTGGATAGCGGGCCTCGACGACAAGGAGCGCGTTGAGAAGATCCTCGGCGCCGAATATGTGACGCTCTACTTCAACGAGAGCAGCCAGATTCCATGGGGGTCCGTGGAAATGGCAATGTCTCGCCTGGCGCAGAAGTGCGAGCTGGCACCGGAGATCGCTGCGGCGACCGGTCGGACGCATCTGCCGCTGAAAGCCTATTTCGACTGCAACCCGCCGAGCAAGCTGCACTGGTCATTCCAGCTATTCCGGCAGAAGCTCAAGCCCGGCACGAAGGAGGCGGTGCCGAACCCTGACGATTACGTCGAGATGAAGGTCAACCCCTCCGACAACGCGGACAACCTGCCGGCCGAGTATTTCGAGGTTCTAGCGTCCATGTCCGCGGCCAAGCGGCTCCGGTTCGAGGCGGGTGAATGGGCGAGCGAGGTCAACGGCGCCTTATGGACGCTGGAGGATCGCAAGGCTGCTGATGATCGGGTGATTCCTGGCATCGACAGCACACGAATTGCCGAGGCCGACAAGCCGCAGTTGGTACGTATTGTGGTCGCGGTAGACCCATCAGGAACAAAGGGCGACGGGACAGGCGACGACATCGGCATCGTGGTCGCGGGCAAGGGTATCGACGGGCGGGCCTATGTGCTGGAGGACGCGACGTGCCAGTTATCGCCTGACGGATGGGGGCGGCGCGCGGTCGAGATGTATCACCGCTGGAGCGCTGACCGGGTGATCGGCGAGCGCAACTACGGGGGTGCGATGGTGGCGTTCGTGGTCAAGACGGCTGACGCAGCGGTCCCGTTCAAGGAAGTGACGGCCTCACGGGGCAAGGCTGTCCGCGCCGAGCCAATCGCTGCGCTCTATGAACAAGGCAAGGTCAGTCACGTCGGAACGTTCCCTGATCTTGAAGATCAGATGGTGAATTTCACCGCATCCGGTTTCGTGGGAGAGGGTTCTCCTGACCGGGCAGATGCGCTGGTGTGGGCTTTGACCGAACTTATGCTGGAGCATAAGGGTAGCGCGTTTGATGTTCTTTAAGTGGGGGGGGCAATCAATTGGAACCAGGTTTCACAGATTATTTGGACGACCTCATCGTCGCTCTGGCTGATGCGCAGACTGGGACAGAGGTGGCGCCCATCGACGTGATTGCGCGCCATGCAATACAATTCCGGGACAAGCCGGAAAGTTGGGCGTACGTCGCTGCAAAAGAAATGGAGAGCCGTGGATGGGGATCTTCTTATGTCACTTGGGGTGAGCACTTTTTCAAAATCAACGGCGCAGGCCTGGCGCGCGCGCAGCAAGTCCGGGAAGAACGCAGGAAGAAGTCGTTTGCCGAACGAATGAGACAGATACCTCGAAGTGATTGGATCGCTATTTTCTCGGCTTTAGTTTCTCTCGGCGCGCTCTCCGTTTCAATCGTGGCTCTCTGGCGTCCGTAGCATCTCACACCCATGGGGCGGCACCCTTGTCCCATGGGAACAGTGACGCGCCTTTTCGACGGCCTCGCCAATGTGCTGACTGGTCGCGGCACGTCAGTTGACCGATCAGCGCATAATTTCTGGCATCGCCGCTTCACCGATCCCTCGCAGATCGAGGCAGCCTATCTCGGATCGTGGCTCCACAGGAAGATCGTTGACATCCCCGCCCAAGACATGGTGCGCGCCGGTCGCGATTGGGACGCGGAAGATGACCAGATCGCCGCGATCGAGAAAGAGGAAAAGCGCCTCGGCTATTGGGCCAAGCTCTATGAGGCGCTGACACTTGGCCGCTTGGGGGGCGGCGCCATCCTCATCGGCTTGGGCGACGATCCGACGCAACCGCTGCCCTCAAAAATTGGCGCAGGTGCTATCCGCTACCTGTCTGTGCTCTCTCGCTGGCAGTTGTCCATTGGCGAGATGGAGCAGGACCCGGAGGCCGATAATTTCGGCCAGCCGAAGTATTTCCGGCTTTCGGGGGCCGCGCGGAGCGTCAATATCCATCCGTCCCGCGTCGTCTGCTTCAAGGGTCTCCCCGTTCCCGCTATTCGTACCGCAAATTGGGAGGACCAATTCTGGGGCATGTCCGTAGTCGAGGCGGTGGATGAAGTCGTGCAGCAGGCGACGACCGCCTGCGCGGGGTTCTCCTCCCTGATCGATGAAGCGAAGATCGACGTGTTTCGCTTCGACAAGATGGCGGAGACGCTGGCTCTGTCGGGTGGCGATGAGAAGATCATCAAGCGCGTCGAGCTGACCAACACCGGCAAGAGCATCCACCGCGCCGTTATCCTCGACAAAGAGGATGAATGGGAGCAGCGCCAGTTATCGCTGACCGGCGTGCGCGATGTCATCATCACCTATGACGCGCGCGTCGCTGGTGCGGCCGATATCCCCGCCACCCGTCTGTTCGGCAAATCGCCGGATGGTCAGAACAGCACCGGGGAAAGCGACCTCGCCAATTATTTTCAGTCCATCGGCGCCAAGCAGGACATGCAGCTACGCCCGGCGATGGAGCAGCTGGACGGCGTGATGCTGCCATCTGCTGGCGTCCCGGCTGATCTGTCGTGGACGTTCTCCACGCTGATGGTGCTGACAGAGGCACAGCAGGCTGACATTGAGCTGAAAGAATCGCAGGCGCTCGAAAAATATGTGGGCATGGCTGTGGTTCCTGAAAGCGCGATCGCCAAGACGATCCAGAACCGCATGATCGAGAGCGGACGCTGGCCGGGCCTCAAGAAGTTGATCGAAGAGGCCGAGGCTGCTGGCGAAGATTTAGGCGGCGATGAGGCCGACCTTGATATTGTTCCCGTCAACAACAGTGAAGGAGGTGATCCGAATCTAGCCGGTGAAGGCGGGCAGCCCGGAAGTGTCTCGCCCGCCCGCCGTGCTGCAAATGATGCGGCCTCATGGATGCAGGACGCCACTCCGCGCCCGCTTTATGTGCAGCGCAAACTCATGAACACCGCTGACCTGATTGCGTGGGCGAAAGATAGCGGGTTCACTTCCATCCTGACAGCCGACGATATGCATGTGACGGTGCTTTATTCCCGCGCGCAAGTAGATCCGATGAAGATGGGCCGCGATTGGAGCGAGAACGAGAAAGGCCAGATTGTCGTGCGCCCCGGTGGCCCGCGCGTCATCGAGAAGTTGGGCGAAAACGCTGTCGTGCTGCGGTTCGCCTCGCCTGATCTGGAATGGCGGCACAAGCATATGGTTGAGGCTGGCGGCTCGCATGACTGGCCTGATTATGCGCCACATGTGATCATCAGTTACACCGCGCCGGAAGGCGTTGATCTGGACGCGCTCAAGCCGTTCAACGGCGAACTGCGGTTCGGACCTGAGATTTTCGGGCCGCTTGATCTCGATTGGAAGTCAAAGATCGCGGAGGCCTGACTGTGGCCGCTTTCAGCCTCCCGCAAATGGCCCGCCGCGCTGGCAAGCGTCGCGATATCACCTTGCGCCCCATCATCCCGACGCAGGCCGCCGCAACCGATCTCGCCCAGATCATGGCCCCCGCGTGGCAAATCTGGCAACAGAGCATCGATACCATCCTCGCTGGCTATGATCCGCAGCCCCTCCCCACGTCCGATGCTCTAACCCTCGACGCCGCCGATCAGGTCCAGTCCGCCATCAACAGCGTAGCGAACGAGTTCCTGACCATCCTGACAGCGAGGATCACACCGGCGTTGCAGCGCTGGGCGGTGCAGGCTGAACGGGTGCATCGGTCGAAATGGGTTGCTGCGGTCAAAGCTGGCGTCGGCTTAGATATCGACATGATGCTGAGCGCTGGCGAGGTGCAGGAGACGCTATCCTCATGGCTGGCGCGCAATGTGGCTCTCGTACGCAATGTGAGCGATCAGGCGCAGGGCCGCATCGCAGACGCCGTTTTCCGGGGATATGAACGCCGCGCTCCGGTGCGCGAGGTGGCGAAGGAAATACGCGAGGCAACGGGGATGGGCCGTGATCGGGCCGTCAGAATCGCCGCCGACCAGAACAGCAAGCTATCCGCCCAACTCGACCGCGAGCGGCAGGCAGAGGCCGGGCTGACGCAATTCAAATGGCGTCATAGCGGCAAGCTGCATCCGCGATCGTGGCATAAAGCGCGCGACGGCAAGGTATATGACCTGCGCAGCGGGAAGCCTCGCGATGGCGGCGAGGCTATCCCTGCCGATGACCGCGCAGGCATGGCGCCTTGGTGCGGGTGTCGCGAGCAGGCTTATATCGCACTGCTGGACGAGGTGGATTAGCCTTGGTCCCAAAGGTACATGGGCGCGTGTGCATATATTTTGTCGCACTCAGGGCAAACGACCCCACCGCCCTGAACTCGGTCGACCGTGGTGACGAGTAAACCGTCGATTTCATCGCACCGGATGCAATAGGGAGAACCTTGCGGCTCACCTGGCCTGGCTGAAGATGGTCTGAAGCGCATCCCGCGCACTGTCACGCATTCAGCGCGCGCATGGTTCGCGGCTATAAGCGCGGCTATGCGGGATTCCTTTTCGCCCAACTCCTGCCGAGCGTCCTGTAAAGCGGCCTTTGCGTCGAGCAACTTATCCATAAGATCGGATATCTCGGCCTTGAGCGACACCGCGTCATAGGTCCGCTCCACCGAGCGTAGCGCCTTGGCGATATCGATTGCCTGCGTAGCCGCCACTATGCCCGCCATTATGTCCATAATCCCTCCCCGATTCGAGGGTGAGAATATAGCCGCGCTGGCGTCCGTAGCGACCATTTCCTGCCATGAGGCAAACAAGCACCCATGGTGCAACTCTTCGACACCCTTGACGCATCCACGACCGCCCGCATTTGCGCGGACGGTTGCCTTGTCGCAGATGTTCGCGCCGCTCGTGTCGGCATCCAGACCTATCTCCCGTCAGAGGCCGGCGCGCCTGATAGCTTCACCGGCGATATGGTGCGCGTATACCGGCCTGAGGATGAGGTTTTCAGCCGGGACAGCATGGCGTCGTTCGCCGCTGCGCCCTTCACGATCGACCACCCTGTCCAGTCCGTAACCGCCGACAACTGGCGCCAGCTTGGCGTTGGCGAGGTGAATGGCGATGTCGTGCGCGATGGAGGTTTCGTCCGCGTCCCGGTGATCGTGCGCGATGCTGCATCGGTCGAGAAGGTCCGCACCACTCATAAACAGCTTTCGATGGGCTACTCCTGCACGCTCGACTGGACGCCTGGCACCACGCCGGATGGGCAGGCCTATGACGCCGTCCAGCGCAATATCCGCATCAACCATATCGCCGCAGTTCGCGCCGCACGGGGCGGAGCCGAACTCAAGATCAGCGACGAACGCCCGCCCCTTTCGGAGAAGCTTAAAATGAAGATCACGATTGGCGACGCCAAAGACGTTGACCTGAGCGACGGCGCGGCTGTCGCTCTCGCGGTCGGCGCTCTCAATACCTCTCTTTCGGATGCGCAGGCAAAGGTCGGTTCACTGACCGCCGAACTCGCGACCACCAACACCGCCTTGCAGGCGAAGGATGGCGAGATTGCCGCCCTGACCCAGAAACTCAAGGACGCGGAAGTCACCCCGGCCAAGCTCCAGCAGCTTGCCGACGCCCGCGCGGACGTGATTGCCAAGGCGAAGTTGCTCGCCCCGAGCATCGTGACGGACGGCAAGACCGATGCGGACATTCGCAAGGAGGCGGTCATCGCCAAGCTGGGCGATAGCGCGAAGGACATGGCGGACGCTGCGATTGAGGGCGCTTTCATCGCCTTCACGAAGAACGCCAAGGCCGCCGATCCCCTGCGCGAGACGCTGCGGGATGGGGTGCAGCATGTGGCGGATGCCGAAGCGCACTTTGCAGACACCCAACGCAAGTTGAGCGACCAGCGCCGCAATGCCTGGAAGACCCCCGCCACCTCTGTGGCGGCGTAAGGAGGGCGCATTATGGCTATCACGATTCAGACGAATTATGCCGAGGACTATGCCAAGGGTTATCCCGGCATGGTTGCCAATGGCGAGACCTCTAATCGCATCAGTCGCACTGTGGAAACTGCCGCAGGCGCAGCCTTTGGTGCCCCGCTTTATCGCGGCGCGGGGGATCACGGCTGCGTCACCACGGTCGGCACGCTAGCCACCTTTCTGGGTTGGGCTATCGCGGATCGCGGCATCGTCCCGGCTACCATCTCAGGTGCGGTCGATACTTACCCCCAATATTCGACCGCTGGGATTCTGACTGGTGGCGCTATCTATGTGAACGTGACCGGCGCTGTCGCAGATGGCGCGGCGATCACGGTCGGCACTGGAGCGGGCGCCGCCGATGCCATCGGCTCGACTGCCGCTGACGCAACCCACATCGCAACCGGCTGGGTGGCCGATGAAACTGTCACGAACGGCGTCTGCCGCATCGTGAAGCGCTAAGGAGAATATCTCAATGAGTGGTCAGATTTTCACCGACGCGCAGCAGGCAATTGGTTTCGCCCGCCCCGCGCTCTACCGCACGCATAACACTGTTTTCGAAGAGAAGTATCCGGCATTCGATTATGCCACCTATATCCCGACTAACGAGGACGGCGATATGTGGGATGTCGGCACGGTCGTCACCTCCCTGAACGGCCCCGCCGGCCGCGCCGAATATCTTTCCGGCAAGGGCTTCGACATCCCCAACGTGTCGGCCCAGATGTCGCAGGGCGTCAGCAACTTCTATCTGGCCGGTTGCGGCTATGAACTGAGTTTGCAGGAGGTCAACCGCGCTTCTCGTATGGGGGTTGACATCGGCACCCGCGATGCATCGGATGCTCGCAAAATCGCCGAAAAGTTCATCTATGATCGCTTCATGACCGGTTCGACGGAGAAGAATTTCACTGGCCTTCTGAACAATGCCACCGTGCCGCAGGCGAGCGTGCCTGTGGGCGACTGGGACACCGCGACGCCCGATGAAATGGTGACGGACGTCGATACTGCTTTGGTTGACGTTTATACCAACACGAAGGAAACCGAACTGGCCGACACGCTGCTGCTGCCGACCAGCAAGTTCCTGAAGGCAAACCGCACGAAGATGACTGAATTCGGCGGGACTGTTCTCAAATATCTGATGGAGAACAACGCTTATACGGCCATCACCAAACAGCCGTTGAACATCCTGCCTGCGCGCGAACTGGAGACCGCTGGTTCGGGCGGGACGAAGCGCATTGTCGCCTATGCGCGCAACCCCGGCGTTCTGGAGGCATTCCTGCCCGGCGCCTTCACTTTCCTGCCGCTTCACCCCCTGTCCTCCATGTCGTGGCGCGTCGATGGGATCATGAATGTCGGTCAGACCGAGATTTATCGCCCCAAGGGCGTCAGCTACCGGGATGGGATCTGAACCATGAAGGAATTCACGAACTACACAGCTGGGCCGCGCGGCATCAACACTGAAGCCGGCACTGTTTGGCTCGAACCCGGCCAATCGGTCGAGATCGACGCAAAAACGATCAAGGGGGCTATCCCAGACCTTGGCAAAGCTCCAGCGGCGGCTGACACGAGCGAGATCGATGGCCTAAAGGATCAGGTTGCCGACCTCACCAAGCAGGTCGAGGCTTTGACGGCTGAAAAGGCCGACCTCACCAAGCAGGTCGAGGCTTTGACGAAGCCCGCTGACGCCAAGAAGTAGCCCAGTTTCATCGGGGGATGGGCCGCCTCGCACATCGCGGCGGCCCTTTTTTATGGAGGCCGCATGACCGACAAATTTGCTATCGACCGGAACCGCAATCCTTTCCAGTTCGGATCGAAAATTCAGGAATGGGAGCCCGGCACCAATGAGCTTCCGCGCGCGACCCGCGCCGTGATCTTCGACAATGACGGAACCTGCGACCTCACCAACGCGGACGATACGACCGTCACCGCTTTCCCGATCGTCGCCCTCGCCTGCCTACCCATCATCCCGAAGAAGATCACGGCGATGAGCGGCCCGGCCAAGTGCTATCTGGTGATCTGACATGGCCTATACCGCGCCGGACAAGGCAACCTTCATCGCCATTTTTCCAGCCTTCGCGGCGGTGACGGACGACACCTATGCATTCTGGTCTGGGCAGGCCGTGCTCATCACCAGCCCGCAGGAAGCGTGCCTTGGTGAGCGCATGGATCTCGCCACAATGCTGGCAACGGCGCACTATCTGGCTGAGGCCGGTATAGGCACGGGCGCTGAAAGCGAGATGGCTGCTCAGGGGGCCTCCGGGTTCAAGCGCATCAAGTCCGGCACGATCGAGCTTGAACGCGCTGACAGTACCAGCGCTTCGGACGCTGGCATTTGGGGCACGACTTCTTACGGGCTGCGCCTGTGGCCGATGCTGCGCGCATGCGTTGCGGGACCGTATGTCACCGGGACCGGCAGTATCCCTTGCTCGGGCGGTTTCTACCGCTCCGGGCCGCTGCGGTGAGGTGACGCATGGGCCTGCTGTCTGGCGGTATCGCTTCGATCTTCAGCGCTGCGCTTTCCGGGCTGTATCTGGACGGCCTGCTTCACCGCGACGGAACCGGGCCGATTTATGATCTGGAAGGCAATATCACCGGCTATGACGGTGGCGCCGATATCCCTATCAAGGTTCAGCGAGACGCCTGCAACTATGCCATGCGCCAGAGTGAAGGCTATGCCGACGGTGACGTGATGTTGATCGTGCTTGCTGCTGGACTGACCGGGCCGATCACGACCGATCATCAAATCACCGATGGCGACGGCAAGCGGTGGATGGTGGCGAGCGCCGAACTGGATGCCGCGAACAGTCACTGGATTTGCAGAGGGCGTGCCGCGTCCGTCGCGCAGGGCGATGATCCTGACGAGAGTGCCAGCTGATGGTTCGCATAACTGGTCAAAAAGCACATGCCGCCCGCTTAAAGCGCATCCGTGGCGCTGCCATGACGCGCGAGGTCGGGAAGGCGATCTATGACGCGGCGGATTTGTTGACCAAAGAGGCCCAAATTAGCATAACGACGGGCGCGGTTAGCGGGAAAAACCATGTAGCGAGTGATCCTGGCGAAGCGCCGAACAATGATACCGGCCACCTTGCGAACAATATCAGATCAATCAAAACCGGACCACTGACTGCTGAAAGCTCATCCGAGGCGGAATACGCGGCTGCGCTTGAAGGCGGATCAGAGCGCAAGGCAGGCGCGACATCGCGATCGTTCGCAGGGAAGACATCGCCCTATGGCCCGTCAAAGGCGAAGCAGGGTCCGGTCAAGGTCGAGTTTGGGGATTCAAGCACTGCCGCGAGACCATACATGTCACCTGCGGCTCAGAAAACGCAGCCCAAAGCCCAACGCCTAGTCGCTGCGGCCGTCAAGCGTGTTGTAAATGGAGGAACGCTATGAGGGTGATCTTCACCGCCGACTATGACCACCGCTGGCCATCGCGAGCGATAACTGCGTTTAAGGCTGGCTATGAGGGCACGGTAAAGCGCGAAGTCGGAGAAGTCGCCATCTCCAAAGGGAAAGCGACAGAGATCATCAGCCGTGCTACGCCCACCATTGATGCGAGCAAAGATGATGGACGGGCTGATCGCTTGGGCAGGCGCAATACTGGATCGCCTGACGTGGGCAGCGCCGGAGGAAATCGAGGCCGATCTGACGGAAACGGCGATGGAGCGAGTGCTGCCGTGCCTGGCACTGTCAACCCGAGCGATGCTCAATGACAACGACGACCCTTGACCCTTCGCTATCGGTGCGCGGCAAGATTATTTCTGCGTTGAAAGCTGACGCTCAGTTAACCGCCATCGTCCCGGCAGCGCGCATCTATCCGGGCAAGACGCCTGCGACTTTAGTGTTCCCCTTCATCCGCGTGCCGATGCTGACCGGCACTGTGGCCGAACTGGACGGCGGCGGCGGCTCGGATCAATCCGGCGTGATCCATTGCTTCACTAAGCTGGCGACCGCCGTTCCCGACCCCGAAGCCCAAGCCGCTACTATCAACGCGCATATCGTCCGCATCGTGAGCGGTATCGACGCCGTTGCTCTGGGTGATGGGGAAGCGCTTGGCGTTCACGCTGTGCAGACGCAGGTGATCGAGGACAGCGCCGAAGCCGATGCTTATCACGGACTGACCACGATCCGCGCGACCGCCACCTAGCGCCGTCCGTAGAAAGCGCCCCGCCCTCGCCATAGCCTACCCGCAAATCCTCGCTGGAGTTGCGGAATGTCCTATACCGACAAGCTAAAATCAACCCGCGTCGCCATTATGATGGGCGATGGCGCGACGCCCGAAGTTTTCTCGCCCATGTGCGGGATCACGACCAAGGGGTTCCAGCAAACCCGCGCAACCAGCGATACGGTGGATTGGGACTGCGCCGACCCGGATGCAACGCCGGTTACGGTTCGCGATGTCGGCGCGACGGACTGGACGATCAGCGGTTCGGGCCTCCTGCATCGCCCGCTGCTCGCGAAGGTTCAGGATGCTTTCGACAGCGCGGACGCGACCAACTACCGCTTCATGTTCGATGAGCCGACCGGCAGCGAAGTAATCGACGGCTACTATGAGGGGCCTGGCATCATCACCGATTTGAACATCACCGGGACGAACGGCGAATATGTGCAGATCAGCATCACGATCAGCGCGGCCGGGGCGAAAGCCTTCGTGGCGAACGCCTGAGCGCGCAACAGCGCGAGGATGAAGGGCGGCTTTGGTGGGCCGCCCTTTTTAATTTGCGGGGCACCCGCCCAGCGCGAGGCGGACGATCACCTAGACCTCTATTTTCTGAACATCATGAACGTCAGGGAAGCAGTCTTTAACTCGTCCCCACGCAATTCGCGGGTTGCCCTTCGCAACCCCGTACCCCGTCATAATAGCGACGGTTTTCTCGCCTCGGTAAAGATCAACGACCGCGGTTGGTCTTTTCGCAGTCCCCCCCAAATTTTGGAAATACCATTCCAACCGCACCCAGTCGCCATTGTTCTGTTCTTTCAGCTTTGCATAAAGCCCATCGAACTTATCAGCGACACACTTCGCGGCATCGTCATACGGCTGGGTACTCTCAATTTTTATATATGATCTATCTGATGGCAATTGGATCGCGACCGCTGCGGTCGTCAATAAAGAAATAATCATTTACCGTCCCCTTGCGCGTTACTCGCCACCATCTAGCGCTTTTATCTGGTCAATGATTGAGGCGCTATATCGATAAATATCAGCCAAATCCGCGATGACGTTCTTTGTCTCTACTTTGCCTTCAAAAGTGCCCAAATATTTAGTGGATTGCCCGTTGAAGTGTAAACGCGCAATTGGCTTTCGGTTGTTGTCGTCCAAAAGGACGGCGCAATAGGACTTGGCGTCTCGCATTACTATGCGGCGCGGATCCACGGCCTGCGCACCGATGGCCTGCACAATACGAAATCCCGAAATTTCCTCTTCAGTCGTTACAATATCATCCGCGGGCGCGGCAGGGTCATCATCCACGGTTTCAGTGGTAGTGGAGGCGTTGAGCGCTGAGGTGAGGCGATCAGTCACACTTTCCCTCACAATCGCGGCAAAGGCACTGGCAATCAGACGAGTGAAATTGTCCTTCACCTGCGCTGTCACGCGCCCCTGCTGTACCCGGCTCGCAATTATGCGTACCAGTTCCTCGGAGGGCGATGCCATTTCAGCTTCAATCTCCTTGCGAACCAGCGATTCTAATTTGAGATTTTGCGCTTCCTGCACGATTTTATCGACTTCGAAATGTGCTTTCGTGAAATTCTCGATGATTTTCACGTCCGATTTGCGAACAGCGTCCAGGTTGAGCGTGAAGAATGGTTTATCATCCATCTTGTTCGGCTGGTCCACATCCGAATAAAACTGGTAGGCTACGCCATTTGTAAGAACCGCCAGTCTTGCATGCGTCACGCTGAAATAACGAAAAAGCTGCGATGCATGGTTGATGTTCAATTCCGACGAAGAAGGCTTGCACTCGATAAGAATCGACAGCTGCCCATCGATACAGATGGCATAATCAACCTTCTCGCCTTTCTTCGTACCAACATCAGCACAGTATTCAGGAACCACCTCAGACGGGTTGAAAACATCATATCCGAGCATCTGGATGAAAGGCATAACAAGCGCGGTTTTGGCGGCCTCTTCAGTTAAAAGCACCTCTCTGTGTTTTTGCGTCCGCGTAACCAAATCAGTAAGTTTGCCCGCCAAATCCATAAAATCCCCCATAAAATTAAGCTACAAAGAGTCCGTCCGTCCGTAGAGCCACCCAACGCATACCGCCACGCTCGCGGCCATGCAAACCGAGATCGACCTGCCTTTTGCAGACGGGGTTTACCTCTTCCGCCTCCCAATCAAGCGCATCTGCGAGATCGAGGAAAAGGCTGGCCCCATCGACCTCGTGAAACACCGGCTACTGCATGGTGGGTGGGGTATTCATGATGTCGTTGAGACGATCCGGCAGGGTCTTATCGGCGGCGGCAAGGGCGAGGTGAATGGCGCGCCGATCGAAATAACCGCCCTCCGCGCCAACAGCCTCATTGAAAACTATGTTGATGGCCACCCGCTGGCTCAGCACCACATCACCGCGAAAGCCATCATCGCTGCGCTTTTCGTCGGCTACGCACCCGCGCAGGATAAAAAAAAAGCGCCAGTGAAGCGACCGAGCCGGAGAAAATCGACTGGGGAGTTGCCCTCCACAACCTCAAGACGCTCGGCTTCGGACTAGCGGACGCGGAGCGCATCACCATGCCTGAATATGCGGCGCTGATCCACCATCACAACCTGACGAACGAGGATGGAGAGGAAGCGCCTCCGACCGCCGATGACGTGAACGCGATGTTCCTGCGCATGGAGCGCGCGGGCATTGGGAGGATTCACTGATGGCCGTTACCGCTGACCGCGTTGTCGTAGAGCTTGAGGCCCGACTTGACCGATATGAGGCCAATGTCGCGCGCGCGGAAGCGAAGTTCGACAAAGCTATGACCGGCATCCAGAAAAGCGCCGGATCGACGGAAAAGTTCGTTGGCACCGCCATGCGATCGATGACGGCGGCGCTGGCTGGCGTGTCGGTTATCGCGCTGACCCGGCAATTTCTGTCGCTCGCGGATGAGGCGAAGAAACTGGACGCTACGCTCAAACTGGCGACGGCAGGCTTCGGATCGTTCGGGCAGGCGCAGAAGGACGTGCGGGCGATTGCGGATGAGACGCGCTCCGGCCTATCTGAGACGGCCTCGCTTTATGCCAATTTCGTCCGGGGCGCGAAGGAACTTGGCGGGACTCAAGCGGAAGCCGCGCGCGCGACTGAGACGTTCTCCAAGTCGCTGAAAATCTCCGGTGCCGACGCTCAGCAGGCGGCCTCTGCGACTTTGCAATTCGGACAGGCGCTCGCGGCGGGCGCTCTTCGAGGCGACGAACTGAACAGCATCCTTGAGGCGTCCCCTCGCCTTGCCCGGCTGCTCGCGGAGAGCATGGGCAAGCCGATCGGCCAGATCAAACAGCTAGGCGAGCAGGGACTGCTCACCTCTGACAAGCTGCTCAAGGCGCTGACGGACAAGAAGTTCACCTCTGGAATCGACGCCGAGTTCAAAGAACTCCCCATCACCTTCGATGATGCGATGACGAAGGTGAGCAACGCTGCGCTGGTGACATTCTCCGCGTTCGATCGTGGCGGCGAGTTCTCCACGGCGCTCGCAAACTTCGTGAGTGATGGATCTGATGGCTTCGCAGACCTTGAAAAAGCGGCCATGAATTTCGGCACGACTGTTCGGGCCGAGGTGGATGGCGCCGTCGCCATATTTCATCAAGCGATCGAAACCGTCGATACGCTCGGCGGCGCGTTCGATAGCTTGGTTGATGGGCCTGTCGGTCGATTCATCGCCAAACTGAATGACATAGCGGGATATCTCAACCCGCTGAATGATCTGGTCGGCATCATCCGAAGCAATGGCGCCTATCAAAGCGCCGCCAATACATCGCGCGCCAAAGCTCAGCTTCGGCAGGGCGAACGCTGGATTCAGCAGGCCAGCAGCGGCTATGACATTCTAGGCAACCCGGTAGCTGGCACGCCGGGCGGCCCACAAACCAAGGCCGCGGCGGCAACGTCATCCGGGAAGAAGTCGGGCGGGACAAAGAAGCCGCCCCTCAACCCGGAGGCTTTCGCGCGCGAGGAATCCAGTCTCAACGACCAGATTTTGCGGCTCAAGGAAGAGCAGGCGCAAACGATCGAGGAAAGCGCGCGGTTCGAACTTGACCGGCTTGCGTCTGGCAAAGCGGCGGCTATCGCGGACATCAACAGCGATAAGCGCTATACCGCCGCGCAGAAACAGCAGATCGTCGCGCTCACTGAAACCGTGTCGGCCATGGAGGCCGCTAAGGTCATTCGGGAGCGCGATTATGAGCTTGCCAAGCGCGCGTTCGATGAGGCGACGGACGCTAACCGCAGCCAGCAGGACTTGCTGCAATCGCAGCTTGATCTGGCAACGACCCGCGAAGAGCAATACGCAATCGAGCAGCGCATCCTCAAGCTCAAGCAGTCTCAGGAGCGCGCCGAATATGAGCTTCTTACCCAGAGCAACAATGCGGTCGATGTCGCGCGCGGCAAGGCTGGTCTGGCCTCACTCGACCAGCGCCAGCCCAATGAGACGGCGGCGCTGGGGCGCAGTTACCAATCGCCTCTTGAGCGCTACGCGTCCGGCGCGGATCGCGGCTCTGTTTCCGACCAGATCGAAAACTATGTCATCGATGAACTGGAGAGCGTGCAGGACAGCATCACGTCCGCGATCACGAAGAAACTCGGCGTCAAAGACCCGCTGCTTTCCAGCCTGATTGAACTGTTCATCCAGCAGCAGCTTATCCAGCCTCTCGCGCAGGCTCTTTCCGGAGCCGGCAGCCTTGGTTCGGCGGGCGGAATCATCGGAGCCGTTGGCGGCCTTCTCGGTTTCACTTCTGGCGGCTCCATGTCCATCGGTGGTCGCGGCGGCACGGACACGAACACGCTCAGCCTCAACGGACGGCCCATAGCCAATGTCAGCCGGGGTGAGACGCTGAGTGTCGGCAGCAAGGCGCTTTCCGGCCGCAGCGATGCAACGGTTGTGCAGCCGGTCATACAGGTAGACGCGCGCGGCGCGGTCATGAACGACCAGTTCGCGCAGATGATCCTGGCTCAAGCTAATCAGGGAGCCATTCAGGCCGCCGCCGCGATGGGCAAGCAGGTCAATCAGAACGTCCCGGCGCGCATGGCTCAATATAGCAGGGATGGAACCTGATGGCCTTCCACCGCGAATCCACGCTCGTTTATATCGCCTGCGACCCGCCCGCCGTTCTCTGGTCTGGCTTCGGGCCGCTGCCTGTTCCCGCCGATACGGTGATCCCCGAAGCATCAATCGCGCTGGGCGGCGCTGAACTGGTAAGCGTGCCGGACTTTCAGCAGTTGATTAATGGGACTGCCGAGCGCCTCGATTTCACCTTGTCCGGCGTCAGCGCCGAGATCGTGCGTCTTGCGCTTGAGGACGCGCCATCCGTGCGCGGCGCGCGCGTCGATATCGGGACGATCATCTTTGATGAGGACTGGCAGATTTCCTCCATCGAATGGGAGAATGTCTTTGAGGCCCGCTCGCTATCGATCAGCCGCCCGACCATGCAAAACAACCAGGTCACGCGCTCGATCACGCTGACAATTGTTCAGGGCGACACCACCCGTTCCCGGTCTAAATCCGCCTTTTTCACCGATGCGGACCAGCGCCGGAAATATCCGACCGATGCAATCTTCTCGCATGTCGGCGGGATAAATGCAGGGACTTCGCGCCGCTTTGGGCCTTCCGATTGATGGCCGATCTTGGAGCATTTCTCGTTGCTGCCGGCCAGCGCCGCCGCTCGCCCGGATCATGGGACTGCGCCTGCATGCCTGCGGATTGGACGATAGCAAACGACTACGCGGACCCGATGGCGCAGCGGCGCGGCGCATATTCGACCGATGAGGAAGCGCACGCTTTCATTGAGGACGCGGGTGGACTGGTTGCTCTCTTCGATGATTATCTTGGCCGCGTTGGAATAGTGCGCCGCTTGGGCGATCCGCAGATGGGCGACATCGGCGTCTTGTTTATCGGCGGACACACGGCAGGCGGCCTGTTCACCGGCGAGCGTTGGGCGCTGGTGGCGGAACGCGGGCTGGTTTTCACAGTAGCACCGGATCGAGCGGTCCAAGCTGTGTGGGAGGTGGTTCGTGGGTAAGACGCTTACGAGCATCGCCCTGATTGGCGCGGCGGTGGCAGTCAATGTGGTTCCGGGCATCGGCAACGCGATTTCGACAGGCATTTTCACGGCGCTTGGTGGGACCGCAGCGGCGGGGACGATCGCTATCGGCGCGACCTATGCGCTGACGACTGGCTTGACCTTGGCGGGCATCCAGTCCGCGACCGGTATCATCATGGGCAGCCCATCGCTGCCAAAGCCAGATACGACATCAACCGCGCTCAAAACCTCCCGCCCTCCCCGCGTTTCTGGATACGGCCTCTCTCGTCTTTATGGCGCGTATATCCTGTTCGAGACGGCCACGGATGGCACGGCGGTCGATGTCTATGTCATCCACGAAGGCAAGCTGACCCAGATCATAGGCTGGTATCTCGGTGATGACGCCATCACGCTGTCCGGCAATATCGTGCAGGCCGGCACGGACGGGCGCTATGGCAGCAACAAGCTGCGCGTCTACTGGACGGACGGCAGCGCGCCGGGGGCCGGTCTGTCAGCCGTCACTGCCAAGCTGTCGGGCATCTGGACGGCTAACCATCGCGGCGATGGCGTCGTTCTTGCTTCGCTGCTGGCTACTCCGGTCAAAAGCGAGGACTTCCTCGACATTTACCCCAATGGCGTCCCATCGCTCTCCATGGTGGCGCAGTGGCAGAAATGCCCCGACCTTTGGGCCGCCGACCCAACCGACGAAAGCCAATGGACGTGGACCGAAAATTGCGTCCGCCACCTCGCGCATTATGTGTTGGTGCGTGAAGGCGCCGACTATGCGACCAAGATTGCTCCGACGCTGGCCTACTGGCGTGCCGCTCAGGATGTTTGCGACGAGGACATGGCTCTCAAGGCAGGCGGCACGGAAAAGCGTTGGCGGTCATGTCTGAGCCACACGCACACGCAGAAGCACGGCGATGTGAAGTCCGCGCTGCTGGCTACCTGCGACGGCTGGATGGCCCCACGCGCTGATGGCGCTCTCGTCGTCTATGCGGGCAAATATTACGAGCCGACCATCTCTATCGGGCCTGACGAGATCGTCGCCTACGAATGGAGCGGCGTCGGTGTCGATGATGACACTGCGGTCAACTATATCACCTGCTCTTATGTGAGCGCGGAGCATGATTACAATACGGTCGAGTGCGATCCGTGGACCGATGAGGATGACATTTCGGAGCGCGGCGAGGAGCTGACGAACAGCCTTGATCCGCAGGTACCATCCCATGCGCAGGTACGCCGCCTTGCCAAGCGCATGATGCAGCGGACCAATGCACTTTACCGCGGGACTGTGACGACGAACATTGCGGGCCGGATCGTTCGCGGTCATCGCTATATCAACCTGCATATCGAGGAAGCCGGGGCGGTCTTTTACAGCGGCCCGGCTGAGATCACCGCGATTACGCGCAACATGCAGACAGGGGGCGTCACGTTCACATGGGTCGCAGCTAATCCAGCTATCGATGACTGGAACCCGGCAACCGAGGAAGGCGAACCCGCAGCCGTGGGCGATCGCGTTGCCTCACTCCCCCTCGAAGCGCCGGAGATCACCAGCGCGACGGCCGAACTGTCTGCCGATGGCGTCACCGCGCAAGTCCGCATGGCGGTCGCCGCGCCGGATCGCGAGGATTTAACGTGGTTCACCCGCTGGAAATTGTCGAGCGAAACGATTTGGAGCGAGGCGCAGAATGGCGACGTAGACCCCGGCTCTTCGGTTGAACTGCTGACCACGCTTGTCCCGACGAACGCTATGATAGATGTCACCGTCTCCTATCAGATCGGTGACGGGCGCGTTTCGCCATGGTCTGCGACTGAGGCTGTTGATACGTCGAGCACCGTCACCTATGACGCTGCCACGACCGCATATATCTCAGCTATGACGGTCGCCCCTTCGCCCGCCAGAAGGTTGCTGATCGATAGATTGGTCCGCGGGCTAAAGGCCGATGGCCTTTGGACCAAGCTCGACGCGCTTTGGCTCGCAGCGTCGCATGACGAGCAAGCGGCGCGCGTCAACCTCGTCAATCCATCCCAACTACTGACGGCCTACAATTCGCCTACCTTCACCGTAGATAAGGGGCTCCAGGGCGATGGTTCGTCGAGCTATCTGGGCGATGGGGTTAACCTCTCCACGCGCACGCAGTACCAGCAGGACAGCGCTTCACTTTTTGTCTGGGTCAACGCGGGGGCGACCTCGAACAGTGCGTTGGTTGGCAGTATGGGCACCTCGCCGGGAGCTTATATCGTACCGTCACGCGCGGCCTCCTCGGTCATGCGCTCGCGGCTGAACGATGCGACCAGCAGCGACAGCGGGGCCACGATCACGTCACCCATCGGCCTTTCTGCGATCTGCCGGGGAGCCTCGGGCGCCTACGCGCAATATCGCGGGAACGGACTGCTCAATTCGCCGTCAGTTACTAGCACCGGCGAACCCGCCGAACAATTCTGCATCGGCCGCGCAGGTGGCGCATATAGCGCAAACCGCGTCGCCGCGGCGGGTATCGGCGGTGCGCTGACTGCCACCGAAGTGACGCTCCTCCATACCCGGCTGAATGACTATCTGTCCGCGATCGGGGCGGCCTGACCGCGTGGCGTCCGTAGAGCGCGCGGGCCTCTATATCCATCGTCGGGGACATGCTGGATGTCTTTCCGACCTGTAAATTCGCATTTGCGTCGCGTGAAGTCCGGGTGGTGCAGAACACCATTTCGGGCGGCACGTCTCTAGCCGGGGATGAGACGTTAATAGCATCTGACGGTGGTGGCCGCTGGGTCGCTGAATATGGTAACGCGCCGCTCAATCGCCGCGACAAGGTTTTGGCGTGGCGAGCCTTCCGGGCGATCATGGAGGGCGGCATTGTGCCGTTCGTTTTTCCAATCTGCGATGTCCGTCACCAGCCTATCAGCAGCAAACGATCGTTCGTCCTTCACAGCGATCAAACGCCGTTTAGCGACGACGCGGGTTATGATGGTAGCGGCGGAAACTCGGTAACGGCAACCGCCGCGCCTGTCCGCGCTACCAGCATCAGTATCAATATGAACCTTCTGGAAAAGCCGATCATCGGCGGCGAGCGGTTCAGTATCGACCACCCGACGATGCGTCACAGGCTTTACGAGATCAAACGCATAAGCGGTGAAACTATCGAGTTCCGGCCGCCTCTCAGAGAGGCTGTGGACGCTGGCACAGCAATCGAGTTCCGCGATCCCAAGTGCGTGATGCGCCTCACTTCCGACATGAACGCGCCTCTCGACGGCCCACGATTCGCCACCGGCTCGATCAGCCTCATTGAAGATATGACAGGGAATTACGACTGATGGGCACGATCGCGTCCGCCTTCCTCAATGCGTTCCGCGACTTCGTGGCGAATGGTGTTCCGTCGAGCGGCCAGAATGAACCGAACAAGTCGGAAATCCGCGCTATCGGGCCAATCATCGAAACCTTTGTGCAGTGGTACGTCGAAAGCCAGATCGGAAACGCTGCATCGGCCAACCTCCTGACCATCGCCAAGGCCACGCGTGCCGACCTTTACGCAGACCTGGGCCACCCAGCCTACACGATCGGTCTTGTCTATAATGACGGCGCGAACAATGGTTTTTACATCAAGAGCGGCGATGAAGGCGCTGGCGCATGGGCCCTGACCGCGATCCCCTTCTCGGCTACGGTCGATATCATTGCGAACTTCGCATCGTTGCTGGGATATGGTACTGGAACGACGCAGTTCTTTACGGATGCGGAGGGTTTCGAATATGCTTCGCTTGACGAAACGGGATTTATTCTCCCGTGGGGCGGCCTTGTCCCTACCACTCGTGGCGCGCTCGTTGTCACAGATCCTGAAGGTTGGGTTCTCTTTTTTGTCCCGTTCGATGGCTATGCGGCCGAGGCCGCTGGTGCGACGACAGCGACCACCATTGTTCGTCCATGGATGGGCGCGCTAACCGACACGTCCATCGCTTTTGCCGCGGACGTGGAGGGCGTTGGCCCCGGCGTAGTCGAGATCGAGGTTTCGACCGATCAGCACTTCACCAATATCGTTTCGGCGACCCCCGCAAAGGTCGCCACCGTAACGGAGCGCTCCGCAACGCAGGACTGGCGCTCCATCAATCAGGTGGTTCGGGGGCTTGAGCCAGACACGTCCTATTGGGCGCGCTTTATCGTTGACGGAGCGACTAGCGGCGACGCGCTAACTTTCAAGACCGCGCCAGAACGCGGTGCCGGCGCACCTTATCGCTTCGCCGTCATCTCCTGCACCGATATGCGACCCGGAACCGACATTCAGGTGCATCGGGCGATCGCTTCATTCGATCCGCTTTTCGTCGTCCACACCGGCGATCTACAATACACAAACATCACGACTGACAACATTTTGCTGCCAAGGGCGCAGAACACGCGCCCATATCGCGACAACGCTGATGTGCAAGGGTTGACGTCCAAATGTCCCTATTTCTATGTCACGGATGATCATGATACGGCCGCGAATGATTGCGGCTGGCATAGCACCTATGATTTTGAAGCCGTCGCTCGAAACACTCGTCGGGCCTGGCGTGAAACGACGCCGCTTGATGCACGCATGTTTCCACAAATTTCCGAAGGAGAGACTGATCCTGACAAGCTGCTCGAAACACAGCAGTTCGACATTGCCAATACCCGGCATCTGTTGCTCGATACGCGATCTCAGAATAATCGCACGGAAGGCACGCTTTTGGGCAATGACGCTTGGGCAGCCTACTGGAATCAACTCGCTTGGCTGAAAAGCGCGCTGGTTCAGGCTGGCGCCGACAGCATTGATCGCGTTTTCCTCCATGTGCCGATCTATTGGGGCGCCGGTGCCGGTGAGGTAAACGCCTACTTCACCGCAGAACGTCGGGAGATCAGCGACTATATCCGCGACACACCCGGCATTCCGCCTGTGACAATCATCACAGGTGATTATCATGCACTCGGCATTGATGACGGGGGCCATAGTGATTTCGCGACGGGCGGCGGACTGGCGACCGGGCTAATCATGTCTTCGGCGGCTTATCGCGATACCCTGACTGGCACGGCTGGACAGTGGGAGTGGCTCGGAGAAGACACGTTCCAGGCTCTGCCGGCCGGCGAGTTCGCGCAATATTTCATCATCGTGGACGTGGATGCAGGCGGAGAGTGGACGATTCGCTTCTATGGCGGCCCTTACACGGATACGACGCCAACGCTTCTGGGGACTTATGCGCTGAGCGATGGCACTCCCGAAATCCAATTCTCCGGTGACACAGCGAGCGCGGTTGCAGGCAGCACCGCCAGCCTACAGATTCAGAGGACGTGGATTTCGCAGGCGAATCCGATTTCCGTCGATTGGTCCACCAGCAATGGACAGGGCGGGAATGTCGCCTTCAGGCCAAACAGCAAGATTGCGACAATTCCAGTGACGGTCCCAGCGAGCGGTTCGACCACCGTCACACTCTCATCCCCCAGCGGCGGGACGCTAGGCGCAACCATCACCCTGTCCCTCACCGCGCTCTAGGAGAAATATATGACACTCGGCGTTCAAGTTAAAACGGGCGGCCAACATCTGGCCTATGACCGCAATGTAGGCGACTTCCTGCTGCCCGTGACCGATGGCCTCATGGGGCAATGGTTTCTTGGCGGAAGCGAGGAATTCTCGGTCAAGAACCGCTGGAGCAGGGGCGGATATGGCGAAGGAGTGCCTTATGGGTCGCCGGTCTACGCGGCCTATTTTGGCAGTTTTATCAGTGGAATAAGCGGCATCATCCTGCCTTTCAACGACCCTGTTGAGTGCAGCATATTCACCGTTATCAGAAACACGGATACGCTCGTAAGTACGGATCACCAGCCTAATTTTATCGGCACGTCGCCGGGTGGCCGTGGTGCAAACATCTATAGCTATGCAGACGGTATCCGGGCTAATACCTACTATGCAGATGGGGCGTCGGCCCGAAGTGACAGTCTCGTCACTTCACCTGCTGGCATCAACGGATGGCATGCTTTCTGTTGGAAGTTCGGCAGCGATTCGCAGACGCTCAACAATCTGACTGAAGGTCAGACCGGCACGACCGCTCCCAGCTTGGGTGCGCGCCTTACCGGACTAAATACTCTGGCTATTGGCGCACGCCCTGGCACTTCAACAACGGGCACGTTCGACATGGCTTATGTTGGTATATTTGATCGGCGGATCAGCAGCGATGAAGACGCGGCCATATATGATAAGCTCAAGCAAATGATGGCCGCGAGAGGGATTCTGATTTAGTCTGCACGGCGGCTTTTCTCTATGTCGCTGTGACCGCTAGCCGCCGCCTGACCCATCCGATGGCGCGACCTAGATAGTTACGCGTCTTCGCTGGCGGTGCCGGGACGAATTCCTGATATTCCAATACTCTAGGCGTCAGACAACCGGTAGATACGCGCCTTTCAATTTCATCAAGAGCGGCTTCCGGCTTGTTGAACGGCACGTCCGTTAGATCGTTGCGGTCGTACTGCCACCATTGAATACGGAGCAGCCTTTCCACCAGTGCCTCGTCAAAGCGCAGACGTATCCGCTTCGCCGGTACGCCACCGACGATCTCATATGGAGCGACGTCCTTGGTTACCACCGATCCAGCGGCGATGATGGCCCGTGTCCTATCGTGATGCCGTTCATGATAATGACGCCTCGGCCGATTCATACATCATTGCCGATAGTGACGGTTTCTGGGCGACGAGGCTCTACGACTTTTTTAATCAGCGGCAACCCCGGTTTCATCCAGTAGTCGAACTGCCGCCGTTGATACTGAGCGGTCGAGGTGCTGAGAAAATGCGTTGGATGAAGGGCGGGAGTTACAATGAGGTTTTCCGCGATGCTACAATATCGGCCTATCGTGACCGTGCCGCGCATCCATGCCCCCGCCTGGATATAGGACCATGCACCAACCTTCAACTTGGCGGCCCGACCGCGAGCTAGTGTGACAGGTGCTTCAAAGTTCAAGTCTTTGCAGGCGAAGGCATCGGAGCGCTTCAGCCCTCGGCTGAGCCAATTTATTTTATCACTCATCTGCGTCTGGTTGCTTGTTCTATTTCTGACATGGGTTCTCCCTCCTCACCACCGTCTTTAGGCCGGTGATGCTGTCTTGGTCCAGCGTCCGTATAAATCCCGCCCTCATTGCCCATAATGGCGGCCCATGAAGCCCCCTCCCCGCAATCGCTCCATCTGGCGGACGCGCCATGCCTGACACATTTGCCTCGCTCGTGGCAAATCTCAAGACGATTTACGGGATCTCGTGATTGAGGCGGCTCTAACAGCCAGAAATGCGCGCCGGAGAGAGAAATGACCTCCATCCAAGACCGAATGGACCACATGGAAGATAAGATCGACGCGCTGATTTCGTCGGTAGAGGCGCTGCGCGTCGAGGTGGCGGAGACCAGAGAGATCGTAGAGGCGTGGAAGGCAAGCAAGACGCTGCTGCGCTGGACCAAGTGGATCGCCGGTTTCATAGCGGCGGTGGCCGGCGCCTATTTCATCATCCGCGATGGGCTGTTTCCCCGATGAGTAAGGTCAAAACTCTCGCGTCGATCGTGGGCGTCGTTACGGCTGGCCTGCTGCTTACCAATATCCCCGCGGAGGAATCCGGCCGCACGGTCAAGGTCGATATCGCCAAGGATGGCACGGCAACCGTCCGCCACATCAGCGGCAAGCAATATCTGAAAGCCTATTTGGATATAGTCGACGTTGCGACCGCGTGCGACGGCCTCACCAGCTACAAGGGCCGCAAGATCAAGATCACCGACCGTTTCACCGAAGCGCAATGCGCGGTGATGCTGGAGGAGGAACTGATCGTCCATGCCGAAGGCGTGATGAAATGCTCGCCGGGCCTTGCGCTCTCTATCCCTCGCCGCGACCGCGTGCGCTTTTCGATGGTGAGCCTCGCCTACAATGTTGGCGTCCCGACCTATTGCACATCGACCGCCCGCAAGCGCGTGAACGCTGGTAACATCGCCGGGGCCTGTGAGGCGCTGACGTGGTTCAACCGGGCCGGCGGTAAGGTCAATCGTGGCCTCGTCGCCCGGCGCGGTCGAGAGAAGGCCGAATGCATGAAGGATGCGGCATGACCCTCACCGCCGCCTTCGCCATCCTGCGCCGCTTCTGGTGGGCGCTGCCGATGTTGGCGCTGCTCGCATGGGGCCTCCGCGTGGATAGCCTGCGCGCCACTTATAAGGGCAAATGGCAGGACGTCACCACCGAATACGCGGCGTTCAAAACCGCGATCGTGGACAAGACCGCCGAAGCGCTCGCCGCACAGAAGGCTGTGAACGCAGCGAAGGAATCCGAATATCAGGAGAAAGCTCGTGAAGCAGACCAGAGCATTGATGATCTGCGCGCTCGCCTTGCTCTCAGGCTGCGGCAAGGAAGTGGTGGAGGTTCGAGCCGCGCAGCCGGTGCCGCCGCCCAAGGTGACGATACCGCAGTTCCTGAAAGTTTGCCCGCCTCTCCCCCCGGAACTGGCGGATCAGTGCAAGTAGACGCCGACACGCTGGCCGGATTGTCCGCCTACGCGATCAAAGCCCACGAATGGGCTGTCTCTCTGGAGAATGACAAATGAGCATCGGTCTCGGCGTATATGGCGGCTTCTCGCGTGGCGCGGCGGATAACTGGGCCGCCGAGAACGGCATGCCGGTGTTAGGCAAGATACTCGCCCAGCCGCGCAAGATCATGATCGCTGGCACGAGTATCGATGCGGGCTACAACACTGCTTATCCCAGCGGCAACCAGCAGGGCTATAAATGCGCGCCGGTGCGGCGCTTGCGCGATGCTATCCGTGCGCGCGGCTTCTATGCGCAGGATGAGTTTTTCGCGGGGACGATGGGCTATACCACCGCCGCGTCTTTCCAATCGTTCGACCCGCGTTTCGCGAATGGCGCGGGGTGGGAGTATCAAGGCATTTCCGGCGCAACGTGGAGCCTCCTCCAGAACAGCACCACGACGACGCCATTCACCTATACCCCTGATGATCTGACGCAGACTTTCACCGTTTGGGTGCGGTCGGTTTCGGGTACGGGTTCGGTCACGGTCAGTTGTGGTGCCGCGACAAAAACCGTCGATATTTCAAAAACGCCGACCGACTTTATCGCCATCACGCTCGGCGAAAGCGATGGCGTGGCGCTGGCTCAGAATACCTACAGCGTCGCTCGTGTTTCCGGGACGATCCAGGTCGTCGCCTGTTGGGCGCGCAACGCTCGCCTGCCAGCCTATCAGTTGCTCAACTGTTCGTCATCCGGCGCGCGCATGCAGCACATTGCCAACGCCAACGATCTCGCCCGCCCCTTCTATTTCCCTGAACAGATTCTCACCGCTGGCGATGAATACTGGATTGCCATGGGGCCGAACGACTGGCGCGATAATGCGACCCCGGTTGAAAGCCTGCCAACCTATCGCACGAATATGGCGGCCATCGGCTCGCGGCGCGGCGCTAACGGGATCAAAACGCGGGTTATCATCCCTGCGCGTACATCAATTGCCGCCGCCTCCATCGCGAACCAAGACCTCTACAATGCCGCGATTCGTGAGGTCGCGGCGTCCATGGGTGCCCCCGTGTTCGATTTCAAAGATCGTTGGGGCGAACATGCGGAGGCTCTTGCCGCTGGGTTCATGAACCCCGATCCCGATTATTTCCATCCGAACTGGCGCGGTGCGGGGGATATCAGCCAGGTTTACGCAGCGCTGACGCTCGCAGCCTAGCTACGCAGGCGGCGTTTCATGCGTTCGAACTCTTCTTCGCTGGTAATGCCGATCGGTGGAGCGGTGGGAATTTCCGTGACCGGTGTAACCTCTGGCCAGTTGGTGTTGCACTGAGAGCAGCGAAGATGCTGGCCGATAGCCCAGCGGCTGCGGTTCCAGCGCTTGAGGAACGCGAGGCGGAGGAGTGGGGTCGGTTCGACAATGATAACCCGTCCACATTTCTTGCAGGTGAGCCGGAGGGCGAAACCACGCGCGGCGATCTGGTCGAGGGTGTCGCACTCTATCCGCTGGCGCTCCTCATGATATTCGGGGCCGGACAACATGGGCGGTCAATAGCTCAGCCAGTCCAGTTCAGCGTCGTCGACCGCCTGAAACATGTCGCCCTCGGCCTGCACCTCGCGCAGCCGCTTGCGCACTGCCTCCGGGTCGCCGCGCCGGGGGAATCCACGATCGTCCTTCGCCGCCTTGACGAGTTCGCCCACCCACCCATCTCGGTCGCGCTGTTGCAGCAGCCATTCCCCGAACGGCGGGCGCGGCTCTCCATATCTGTCCAGCATGATAGCCTCCTCTGAAAAGGAGAACATTAAGAGAACAAGCATTGCGAGTCGGTCAAGCGGGTTGCGGTGGGGTGAGGGTGTCGCGCATCTCGGCTATGCGGGTACGGACCTTCGCGGCGGCATCTTTCGCCCCATCCCTGTATCCATCAGTCCAGTCCATTTCGCTATGGTGGCCGGATCGGCTGTTCGGACGGTCATCAAATGCGCATTCCGCCACCTGCGCGCACTCCTCCCCGATTTCCTCCAGCGCGACGGCAAGGGCGGCAGTGGCGAGCAGTCTATGCTCCTCGCGCGTCAATTCACTGGCGAGTGCATCGCTGTCCACATCAAATGCCAACGATTTTTCCAGCGCCCGCGCCATCTTCTCGATCAGGTCGTAGCTCAAAGCATCCTCCTTCGCGCGATCATGCGCATGTCTTTCCGATAGTGCGGGTTGCTTTCGCCCCAGAAAGCCATCCCTCCACCCGGCGTTTCCTCCGCCCATGATCGATAGCTCCATGGATACCGCTCGCTGGCATATGTCCGCCCTCTCCGGGCTCGCGGGCTGGTCATCAAAACATCTCCATCTGCTTGGCGGCGAGCGCATCCATCAACGCGCCGATAACCTCGGCTGCAAGCGGTGGGACAATCGCATTACCGAAGCCAGACCACGCGGCGATCCGGCTCACCCAGCGCTCTTCTTCCTGGTGCGCGGTCGGGCAGAGTTCTGCGGGGCGAGGTATAGCCACGCGGCCTCGTACCCCATTAACCAGCAAGGGTGCGCCGGCGTCGGCGACCCGACGCGCTTTGCCGTCATGGCAGATGATCCAGTCGGCCCCGGCCCACCATGAGCCGTTTCGACCATGACCGTGCATATCCCGTCGCCCGCCTGATCGCTGCAACCCTTCGCTCCCCTCGCGCTGAAATTGCCGTGAACGGTCACTGTGGGCCACGCGGCCATAACCGTTTGGATCGACACCCCGGTTTTCCTGCTCTCCGGGTCGGGACCGACCGCCGATGCCTTCACGGTCGGCCAAGGCACCGCAATCATTTGTCGGGGCAACTGGTCGATCCTGCTCCCGCCGTCCGGGCGATCGGTCGCCATCCCGGCGCTGTCTTTCCAGTCGCGAGCGCTGGGCGTCACCCAGGGTGACGCCTTGAATAGCAGCCCGTTCAGCAGAGGCTCGCTCGATCGAGCGCCGCCCCTCGCCTTCCTCCCGCCCGTCACGTCCGCAACTGTCGGCGTCGGCCACAGCGACCCAGTATTGCCGGTTCCGTTCGTGAGGACCGTCGACCGCGAGAGCCGGGATATCGACTGCCCGGCTGGCGTAGTTTTCTCCCTCCAGACTAGCGCGCACTCCGTCGAACCAACCATAGCCAGCCTTTCCCGCAACCTGCTCTCCCACAAGGACAGCGGGCCGGTAGGATCGGAGCAATCGAAGTACGTCCGGCCACAAGTGCCTTGGATCAT